TATGAATTTGCATTCTTTCCTCTGTTTCTTTGTCCGGTACACCCCGGCACCGGCCTACTCTTATCAACAATCAATGGTCACCTCGCACCCGCAACACGGACATTCTGTTGCGTTCGGGGCCAATCGGCATCCGCAGTTTTTACAGGTCATTTTAAATTTTGCCTGCGGTATCTCCGCATGTTAATGCCGATGTAAAAATAGTCTTCCCAATCCTTTGCCCTGTTTAGGCAGTTTAACATTATCTGATTTAGCATGGCTCGGCTCTTTCCATCTTCTTCATACATGCACTTATCTTCTCCATTTGCTCGTCCCATTGCGTTACCCGCTCAATTATATAGTCATGCTCCCTTTTATTTTGAGCCAGGAGGTTCTCAAATCTCTCCTGCCAGAGATTCTGATTACCTTCATAAAGTTGCTTTGGAGTCATAAGAGCGAAAATCTCTTTCATATCCTCTTTATGCTGATTTCTCATGGCACAAAGGTCTTCTTTGTGCTGTTTATCACGATCAGAAATACGTCCGTGAGCAGTTGCCGACCGCTCCTTCAGACTAATCTGTACCTCCTGAATAGCCTTACTGTACTCATTCTTAACGTCTTGAATAGCCTTACTGTACTCACTCTTAACGTCTTGAATGTCTTTACTGTACTCACTCTTGATGTCCGCTAATTTGCTATGAATCAACTGAAGATCGCGGCGGAAGGCATAAAATGCAATTACAAACAACAGAGTCATAACGCCCTGAACAGCAAATTCTGGTAGTGTAATCATTGTTATTCCTCAATTGGGAATTTACGTGGATTCTATCAGTAGTCTTCCTAAAGGGTCAGAAGACCATGTAGAATTTATAAGTGATTGAGCATGTATGGTCATTTTATTACCCAATACCCCTTCAGTGGAAAACTTTGCATCTATTCCTATAAGAATAGTAGCTTTAGGGATAATTAAAGTCAACTTCTTTTCTTCATAGTATCCACCAATAATCTCAACTCTTAAAGCTAACAAATCTTCTGGTGTTATTTTAAATGAAGCATCTGATGGGGCACTGCCACTGGAGGAAACTCCAGTGGTTATCCCAAGCATATTTTGTAAGCTCCAATTACTGAAATCATTTANTGTAGCTGTAACAATTAACGAATGATTTCTATACCCAATTACCTCTTCATATATAGACCCATATAAACTCTTACTCATGATGATAGGTTCCGAAGATTTGGTAAATGAAGTTTCAGTTTGGAACCCTATAGAATTAGCAGAAGATAATGCTGGAATATAAGTATTTGCATAGGCAGCATATGGAGCGATTCTTACATCAGCCAACCCCATAATAACAGATTTTGTATTTGACATTTGTCCCCCACAATTTTAACTTCTTGTAAACGATATATCCCATTTATTGAAACTGGTCAACGTGTCTCTAACAGACTCCAGTTCTATACGAAGTGAGGAATTTAATCCAGACAGTTGGGAAGCAATAGAATTTGGTGGAGTAAAATTAGCTGTATATATAGCTATCCCTGGCCTCACTATAAAATCATCCATATAACCAGTGTAATCCATAGTGGTATCTGCTGGGTTTCTACCAATATAAAATATACCAGCAAGACAGTCAGTAGCTAAAGTTTTTGACCCTTGCAAAACACCATTAAGCCACAGTTTGAATACTCCACCCTCTCTTGTTAAAGCTACATGATTCCAAGCTGATAAATTAAAAGTATCCGTTCCAACTGTAGTAGAGGAATCTCCATATAAATAAAGTGACAATTTATCCGTTGTATCCCAATCAAGCCTAAAGCCAGAAGAGGTGGTGTTTTGATAAAATAAGGTATCTCCTGGAATTGTGGGAGTTGTGGGTTTCCATACCCACAACTCTATTGTTAAATCTGCTGTACCAAAAGTTAAATCAGAGGAGTCTACGGTAAGATAGTCATCTGTACCATCAAAATAGGCACTTGCACTACCATACTTAGTCTCGGTGCTGCTTAATTGGACATCACCATAAGCTGTAACAGCATGGTTTTTTAAATCTATAAAAGAATTTGTCCCTACAATTCCTTCCATTGATAAAGCCAATTTTAAATAACTGAAATTTCCAACGGGAGAACCCTTATCTGTAAGTTCATCAGTTATGAGATAGGTATAGTTGGTTACAGTAAGTCCAGTAAGAGACTTCCTCAAAACGTCAGAATCCCCATATATCTTGAGATTATAAGTTACACCAACTTCTGGCCCTATATCCCCTTCATCTTGTCGGTTAAGAGTTACAGTTTGTGTCCGTCTATCTCTGTGTGCCCAGTTTATCTTTAACTCTCTGCCTTGCTGTATTGATGTAGGCCAACGGTAATTACAAAATGTTAAATTCCCAGGTGGGTACGGTCGCATCATCCTACCAACACAAGTAATGGTATCAATAGGGGCAAGAGACATATCCAACCTCCCTTGAGAGGTACTTGGAAGCATCTTTACTTCCACAGCCTCCGTAACTGCCCTATCCGTTTCATCTAAACCATACATTGATTGGTGAACCCATAAAACTTCCCCTATACCATGTTCAACTGGTACAGTATCTAATATACCCCTATCCACTGTTAAAGTTTTATTGACAGTATCAATAGCCGTAATTGCTACCAATTCATCACCTAATTGAGCATACATTCCAACACTTACAAGACTGGTGTCAATATAACTTGTCTGTAATTGCAATACTGAACTGACTTCTGGCGGCACTGCTAAGGAAATAGTGGCAACGAATGGAAAAGATTCTGTATCCCTAATAACAAAATCTGTTGCTCCAACATTACGGTCAAGCATTTGATAGTTCAGAGCGTCTGGACTTGGGCGGCTGCAAAAGCAAGTGACTAAAGTAGAAGTATTGTCAAGTTCCGCTAATACTGCTTCAGACTCCCCAAATGCCATTACAAATTGCCACCAGGTCATCTCTTCCAGTTTTCTATTTAACGCATGGGATGGCGGATGCAGGGGGTCAGTCCACAAACTTTCAGGTGGTTGGACTAAAGATACCATGCCTACTCCATATACATCCCTGGCAAAAGTTACAAGAATTGTATTATCGGCTAATTCACCAACCTCAATTTCTACAACTCTCATAACCATTTCTGATATTCCGATAGGCCCCCATGTAAATTTAAAACAATCCCCCGGCCCTAAGTTCCAATTTTTACGGTTAGTTTTTATTTTGCCTGAACTTATAGGGACACAAACTTGCTGTAATTCTCTGGAAGCTACTTTTTGAGCTAAGTCTTCTACAGCTATCCCAACAAACTCCATATTCAATGGTATAACTCTTCCAGACCTACTAATGCCAGCAATATCTTGGACTGTAGTTGATCGAGAATTATTATCTCTGTCAACCCAATTTACTGTTACTTGGTTTACTGTCTCCAAGCAAGTTGGGGTAATAAAATCTACTAACTCTATAACATTGCTTTCATTCAAAATTGGTAGCATTGCTAAAGTGTAATCATTACGAATTAGCCGTAGGGTAAGTAAACCAGTAACATGGGAAAAGAACAAAATTCCGTCTATATGATTGCATAATAAACCTATGAAATCTTCTACACTTGAATCCTCAGACCACAGTAAGGATAACCCCAACGATTCCTGTCTTGAATCTGTCCCTTGAGCCAATATGTAAGCAGCAGAAGCGAAAGAAGCATCGTCCAAGTCTGCCGTTGGGTATGCTAAACCGCCCCAGGAAGTGTTGGTTAATGTTTCCCTAATTATATGTGCTGGATTCATGTCAATGAATCCATCAGATGCCGTAATGTTGGCTAAGTCCTCTCTCCATCCTGTTGCTGTTCTGGTTCCTAATATACTCCATTCTTTAAGGTAAGGATTTATTGCGGATACCTGACAATGGTTAATTACTAAACCAAATAAACCACGATAAGCTGGGATAGAAGAACCTAAAATGGATTGTAAATAACTATTTTTTGGTTGAGAAGCCTCTCCAAAGCAAATATCTACATTCCCAACAATGCCACCTTCTTTATTATCCCCACCAAATAATTGTGGCTGATCAATAAAAATAGTTTGACTGGCAGTTATGTCCCCTTCCCAGGCTATTTCATCCCCTACTATTATTTTTTTGAGATGATCCAGTGCATGGCAAAACACTAAGTGTAAGCCAGCAAAATAACGGTACCCAGCAGTGTAACACTTCTTTTTTTTACCACCGCCCATTATTCCACCACACTGATAGGTTCTTTAGACCAACCTGTAGATTCTGCAAAACGAACAGCCGCTATAGCTTGACTATTCCCAGAAGATATTAATACTTCGGCAAGCGCCCCATTTTCTAAAAAGTCATCCCACGTAATCCCCATATTTAGAAGCCAGGGACGCATTTGTCTATTACAGTACCTCAACGCTTTGGTATGCCAATAGTAAACTCTGTGTTCCATTATTTCTTCCCTCCAGAACAAGTTCTAATTGGGGTGGTACTTACATCCCCATACCAAATGCAGTTAGTTTTTGTCATTAATCGTGTGCCAAATAACACGGGAACTGGAGAGGAAGCGTCTACTAAAGTGGTCTCCACATTATCAGGCTTCGGGGTTGATGGTACAGTAGGTTTAGGGCGTAACAGGTATGATAATACCGTGAGGGCTACCCACGCAACAAATTGCCACATAGTCTACACCAAATCAAACGGATTTTTAGAGGGCAAATATGGAAGCCCACCATAGTTATCAAGATTGTTAAACTTATTCAAACAGGAATCCATAGTATGAGCACACCCAGGCCATAAATAAACTGTATTCCCCACTGTAGCAGAAGCAATATAATCTACAATAGTTACAGTATTTCCGGAATGAGCCACTATCATCCTCAACTCATTATTACACTGTAGCATCCCGCCAACAAAATATCCGTTACCATAAGCTGATATACCAGGAACAGTCAACAGAGTAGCAGTTACAACAGATAGCGTACCAGAAACTTTATAAGACGCTTCATTAATTCTGCA